TCTCTATTAAAGAATCTTTCTTCTTTCTTGAAGTTTAGTTTGTAATGATCTCTATCTGATAGATTTGCAAGTATATTAAATGCAAGACTTACTCTAGTGTGTTCTGTATTATTCTTTGCAAACCCATGATACAAGTATGAGTTAAACATAATCAAAGAACCTTTTGTGCATGGAAAAGCAAGTTGATTCTGAAAGTTTGGATTACCTCTGTTATAGTGTTTTCTCAATGACATAAATGGGTCAGTATTAAATGCAACCTTTTCAAAAACCAAAGGTGGATGCTGTGGAACAGACTCAAAGTAATATACACCACTGATAATAGAATTACCATGATTATGTGTATTCTGATGTGAGCCTGGCTTTGCTTCGTTTATCCAACTCTCATGTATCCAATATTCATCGTATGCAATCTGCATGACATTATCAAGATAGTCTTTTGTACATTCCTCAAACCAAACTTTTAAATCTTTCATCTCTGGTTTTTCTACGATGTTTGGTAACTCATCACCAAACTGTGTAGTATTAGGATTGTTACCACCCTGACCAACAAATTTAAAATCACTCTTGTAAACTGGTGGATTAGGATTATTATAAATCTTAATTACACCTAGAGGGAATATTGGAATGCCACCATTCATAATTTTAGTCCACTAACTATTTCTGTATATGCCTTATTTATGTCTGGATTAGACTTTGTGACCATCACAACACCACCAGCACGAAAGATTGCACTTTTAGCGTTCTCTTCGCCTGTCATACAAACACCTCTTGCAAATCCCATTTTACCTTCTGGCGTATTTACAATCATTTTTGGATTATCTAGATGAACACCAGTATCATCATTCTTGTCTAATCGACCAACAAACTCACCAGCGTTGGTCAGAACTGTAACTAAATCACCTTTGTTCATCTTTTCACCCTATATCCTTTCGGCCACATTGGTTTCCTCATAGAGAGTTCTTTTACTCTCTCCATAAGTTCTTTGTTTTTAACAACCAATTCTGCATTGTTAAACTCCAAAGTTTTAATGCGATCTTTCATAGTGTCGCACTTTGCTTCAAAAAAACCTTCACTTCTTTTTGACATAATTACCATCCTATCTATGCCTGTTTAAATTATTAGAATCATAGTATCACAAAACCCACCTAATGTCAACTACTAAATTGGTAATTTTGCATGTTTAGGTAAGAAATGTAAATCTCTTGCATTTGCTTCAATCTTTTCTTTTAGTCCTTTACTGATTAGTCTTGCAACTGTATCAGGCTCTATATTCTCTGTGTGACAATAATCTAATACAGCATCCATATGTGATATATTTTTCTCTTTTGCAATAGACTCTATTTTCATAGAGAATGATTTAGAGTTTTGTTTAAATTTCATTCGTGTTCTCCACCAACATCGTTTGGATCTAGTGGTATTCTTTTACCATTGTGATATATCGCTCTTGAACGACTTGGTGTACGATAACCCCAATCCATGTCTCGTGTAACTTTGAATGTTGCAACTGTTACGACTATCGCACCAATAATAATTAAGTGAGCGATTGCAGTAAAACCAAATACCCACATACTACCAAAGTACATAGAAAATGCAACACACCACATCCATGCTAATACTTGCATGACCATGTGTCTTACATTTAAATCTGGAATATGTCTTAGTGGATTCACATCGGCGTTCATTACACCTTCCCAAGAATCATAAATAAATTTTCTCATTTCAACCTCATAAAAATTAAGTGGTGGTGTTTCTGTTTCCAAGTACACCACCGAAACTCAGTAGTATTAGGCTGCGAGAGCGTAATCTACAGATGCAAAATTATCGTTTGCATTTACTTTTTTGACCTATTAGGCAGTCATCCCACAATTCTACTCTCATCTATCTCTGTCTGTCGATCCTATTTCAGCCCCATCAAAAGCACATGATTAGAACAAAAGAAAGATTGGATCAAGTGGTGTATTAACACCAATTCTGTGATTACCTTTCCACCACTCATAAGTTCCCCAACTTAGCATGATGGTTATGAAGATCGCAATCATTATTTTACCCATGTAAACCCCATGTGTTTTTGGTGGAGCTGATGGGTACTGCCCCCATGTCCAGCCCAGCCTTTAACTCGTATCAACGAATTGTAAGTATATTTATATCATAACTTACATGGCATTGTCAAGTCTTATCTTTGTTCCTTGAATAATTTTTTCCATGCCTTTTAAATCTTTACCACTTGCAAGAACACACCCATATCCATTTTCATGTAATTCCACCACAGTGAATGCTTGTGTCTTTAAGTTTACTGATACAAATATTTTTACTTGAAACTCTTCATTACTAGTACGATCTACCATATCACCTAATCCGTTAATTATAGGTACTTGCGCCTGTACACTAGATAGTTTTGATATTAGCATATCTGATCTTTCACACACCAATGGTCTTTCAATCATGAATGGAAAAGGTGGTGCTGAAAATTCTTCGTATTTATATTTGTTTTCAAGTTCTTTGTCTTTTGGTTCATAAAGAGGGCTTTCTGTAGCAATAGATTGACATGCAAAGAAAGCCACAAAAAGAACCACTAGTAGGTTAGTTAGTTTTTGCACTTTCTTGCTCCTTTTGAGTGAAGTCTGCAACTGCTTGCTCCAACAAAGGTAAATACTCTTCCTTATCTTTTACGAACTCTTGGACAGTTCCATCTTCGGTTACGACAAGTATTACCACTTGTTGCACTGGAATACTTGTTCTTTCTTCAAACATTTCAGCGTATGCTGAACCTTGAATGTAGTAGTTTTCGTTCCATGAATCACTTCGTTCTTTAGTAGAGGTCTTAAAATCAATAATTGATAATACACCATCATACTCTGCGATACAATCGACTCTGCCTGCCACCTTATATTTATCAGAATATAACCCACACTCTTGTGATTTTATCATGTCAATTTTGCATAACGCCTCTTCGGCAAGTCGTGTGAATAGACAATAAGGCAGAAAATCTTTTTTTGCTTTGTTTATATCAAACTCGTTATTTAGAAAGTCCTCACACATATGGTGAACTTTAGTTCCACGAGTCATTGCTTGTCGTGACACATGGTTTGCAACTTCGTTACCAACTCTTTTACGCCACTCAAATAGTGCCTCTTTATTTCTTACTGATAATACTGTGGTAATAGACGGATATTCGTTTCCGTCTGGTGTAAGATAAAATCTTTTCTTATCTATATTTTTTGTTTTAAGTTCTGGTAGTTCAACTGTATCATGATTAAATGTTTTCATTTTAGGTTATACCTCGCATCCTTTCTACTAATCTATCTGCTCTGTTTGTAACTTGACGATACCACCTACTGTCAACCATTTCATCTGCGGCCTTATTCCAATCTCTGGCATCTACTCCTGCCTTCATACCTTTAAATTTAGATAATCTTGGATAGCCCATATTGAACATCATGTTCGCAATGATTTGCTGACACTCCTCTGGTAAATCATCAAAGTCCTCATATAGTGATTCACAATCACTTATAACTGTTTCTAAATCTGACTCAAACGCTTGAATTACTCTATCGTCTGTAATCTCTGTTCCTACTTCCATGCCATACTCTGGGTCACCTTCTATAATTAGATGGCCTATACCGAAAGTAGGCAAACCAAGATGATCAAGATATATCTCATGTTTGATACCCTCATCAATCTCTAGTTGTTTTCTTAATGCTACAATATCCATTATTCCATCCCTATTCCTAGTTTTGTTTTTTGAATTAAGTAGTTTCTTACGAACCCACTTCTTACTATGTCGCCTATAGTAAACTCTGTACAATTAAATTCTTTCATCTCTTCTGCAATCCTTAGAAAATCCCAAAGTCCATTTCTCTCATGTGTCTTTAGTAAGTCTGATTGACTAAAATCACCACAGAATGATATCTTAGAATCTTGTCCAAGTCTTGTTGTAATTGTGTCAAGTTCATGAAAATTTAAATTCTGACACTCATCAACTATAATTATTGCATTGTCAAAAGTCAATCCCCTCAAGAAAGATGTGGATAGAAAATATAGAGTTCCTTGATTTACTAACTTGTCATACAACATTTGAAATGCTTGTTCATTTGGTTGTTCAAACATAAACTGAACCATGTTAGAATAGGGAACTTGATAGAGTGCAGATTTATCATTCTCATCGCCAGGCAAGAATCCAATCTCTCTTGTAGGTATCAAAGATCTAACTATAATAACTTTATCCCACTTTGTAGTGGTATCTAATACTTCTTGTAATGCAAGATACAATGATACGAATGTCTTACCAGTTCCAGCAGCACCATACAAGAATTGTGATTGACCAGTTTTCCAACTTTCAAATACAACTTTTTGGTTATCTGTAACTGGTTTTATATTAACCAAGTGTTTACTTGTAATTTCTAATTTTTTACTCATTTTCTACTCCACTTTGCATAATATCGCATAGGACTTTTTTCATTGTCGATTTCAAACTCTAACAAATCAAACCCATACTTATCTACAAAATATTTATTACTCTCCAAATCCCAAGGAAAATATTTTACATTATTTGGTGTCCAATTATTAACACCCATATTTTTAATATCTTTTTTTTGAAGTTTCTTGCCAGTATTTTGTCTCCAAAAAATAGTGTCACCACCATTAGTTATTTTACTTAAATGTTCTATTTGCATTTCTACATATTCTTTACTGTAAAAATTTATACTACCCAAAGCCAGATAAGTATCAAACTCTTTATGTGGTGTGTAATCTTCAAATTTTATCATCTCATCTGCAGCTTCATTATATGGATCAATCCCATATAGATCATCAAAATATGGTTTCCACATATTTGTACCACAACCTATATCTAATACTTTTGCATCTCTAGGAATCTTTCTTAAAAGTTCAAATCCAGTGTATCTATATTTGTAATATAAACTTTGGACTCTTTTTTCTATAGTATGTCCTTCTTCTGACAAATGAAAGTTCTCTGGTTTATACATCTTTATAAGTGTGTTTTTTCCCAACTACTTCTGTATTATTTAAATTATGTTTAGTTGATTTACTAACACCAACCCCTAATCTATTATCAATCTTTTGTCTTGCTTTCTTTTTCGCATTTGACTCACTATTACCATATCTCTCTGCAAGAGGTGAGTTTGGATGGGCCTCAGATATTCTCTGCATGTTTTCTTTCCATCCACTATCCTCTTTATGTGTCATTCCTTGAACACCACTTACAATCGCAGGGGCAACCAGAACTTGTCTCACATCTGGATTATCTTCTAAATACTTTTCTTTTTCTGCAATAGTCATGAAGTCTGTCCAAAGTTGCATTTGGTCTCCACAACACTCCTCTCTTTTAAATGTATATGTCGGCATAATTTTCTCCCATGTTTATATATGTGTCCATCGCCACACATATCTAGGATTCTTTATCAAATCCTCACCATCTTGACACATTCCTATACTTTCCCTATGTTCTGGCACTTGTTCTTGTATTCTCCAATGGTCTTTTGTCATCAATCTTGTATCCGTGATACCAATACCATCTATCTGTGTTTTAAAACCAACCTCATCACCCAACATTGTAATGTTCTCTTCATTCCATATTGTTCTCTTACTATTTGCATGTAATATAGCAGTTCCATCTTTTTTTAGTAGATACTTTATTACTTTAATAACTCTTCTATTATATTCCCAATCCTCTGGCGCATCTAGTTCATAAACTGACCATGGGCCAAAACAAAATACAAAGTCTGCAACATTAGGTTTGAAGATATCAGGCAAAGTATTTACATCTCTTTGTAAATCTACTTGTGGTAAATGTGTAAGGTCTACACCAATAACATTTCTTACAATCGGTTTGAAATAGTTAGCACCACACCCCAGATCAATAACTAAATCTGGTTTATGTGCCGCTATCTCATTTGCTAACTTTTCACCAGAGAGAGTTCTGTATTTTGGTAGATTTTGTCTAGTAGCAAAATCCACTGGATTTGTATATCTCTCTCTAACATCATCTATTTCTACACCACTAATATTTCTTTTTTGGTGTAGTCTGGAATCATAATCGTTCATCGTGCCATCTCAAAGTGCATCCTTGGTCTTACCCTAGTTTCACCCTCAACATATTCGTCTTTATTAAATCTTCTATTCCACTCGTTCACCACAACCTCTTGTACATTTCCAGAGATTTTAAGTGGATCACATCTTGGATCTGTAACCACAGAATCTTCTGGCGCTTTAACACCCAACTGTAGATAGCCTGGCTTCTTCTCTATATTACTTGTAACACCATCATAATACATCTGTAAATGTTCATCTGTCATCATACTTACATCTGTATGTTCTGCTTCTATGTTTATAACATCCATGTTAAATTCTTTTGCCCAGAAGTGAACCTCATCAAATGTCCACTGATAATATGGATATCCTGCTTTCTTAGCTCTTTTATCATCGCCTGGCCCGCCTGGCCTTGCATGTCCAAATATCCTTGGTGCCATCTTAGTAAAGATATCAAAGTTCATATACATATCTTCCATAGTTCCAAAGTTAAATGTTCCTACACAGTATATCATATCAAACTTTGGATGTTCTTTTAGATAAAAGTTTCTAACATTATCTACAATGTCAGGCCCAGTAGGATGTCCAAAGTCACGATACTCTAAAAGGTCAATACCAGTAAGCCCAGGGATGTGTTCTTTAAATTTATTTGCACCACAACCAACATCTAAAACTGTATTTGGTTTTACTTTTTCATTTATATACTTTACGCCTGGAGCTCCAGTGCAACTTCTATACATAGAAAAGTTTCTTAATACTGGATTAGAGAAATCTGAAAAGTGTCTTTTTAAATTACTTATTTCTGTTTTGTTCATCTACTACCTCATAATGTTCACCAGTGTTTCCATTTTGTCCTATGATGTCCACCCTTCTTGTATATTGATCTTCATCTCTTTCCCATTTTAGCATATTGTTTTCATCTACTAATTCTTTTATTCTTTTATATAAAGTATATTTTTCTTTTGTTAGTTGTGCAATCTCACGCCGATAGAGATCGGCCTGAGATATACCACTCTGGGATTTCTCTTCCATTTATCTTTCCTCTCCATGTTGCAAATCTTTTCTTCTCATTTATATAGTATTTACGATAGGCACCAATGCTGTCACCAACAATCTTACAATAATCAGGCATC